CCCTTCGGCCTGGACGCCATCCGCCACGCCTTCACCGAGGGCGCCAAGGGGGCCGAGCAGGGCCCCGTGGTCGTCTGGGGGCTGGATCTGGCCCGCAGCCAGGACTGGACGTGGCTGGTCGGCATGGACGCCTGGCGCCGCGTGGTAACCCTTGACCGCTGGCAGATGCCTTGGGCCGCGACCAAGGCCCGGATCATGGAGATCGTGGGCCAGACCCCCGTGGTGGCCGACGCGACCGGCGTCGGCGACGCCATCGTCAGCGACCTGCAGCAGATGGGCGCCGTCATCACCCCCCACGTCTTCACCCAGCCGTCCAAGCTGCGCCTCATGCAACGCCTCATTGCCGCGTTCCAGAACAAGGAACTGCTGGTCCGGGCGCTGGACCACGAAGCGGCGCTGCAGGCCGAGCTGGAGGCGTTCGAGTTCACCTACACCGCCTCCGGTGTGCGCTACGAGGCCCCGCCGGGGCTCCACGACGACGGCGTGGTAGCGCTGGCGCTGGCCCTCCACGGGTGGGATCGGGTGCAGGGGGTGCCGCCGGAAGGGATTGCCCCTTGGCAACCGACCGGGGACGACCCTAATCTTCGGCAGGAGGGGGAGGATTGGGTGGCCGCACCCGCCACTCACACCGCCCCCGGTGACTTTGCCGCCCAACTTCCTGCCGGATGGTAGCCCCGATGGCCAAACCGATGGAGCCCAGGACGAAAAAGGAGCGCGGCATGGAGGCCGTGCTGGAGCGCACCAAGGAATTCAACAAACCGCCGAAAAAGCGCCCGATTCTGCGGAAAAAAGGCGCTGGTAACGGAAAAAACCCGCCCAAAGGCCCCGGCATGACCGTGATGATCGCGGTCGGGATGCCCAAGAAAGGCGGCAAAGGAGGCCCCATGCCCATGCCCGGCGAGCGCCCGAAGTCCAAGGACGAGATCATCGCCCGCCTCGAAGCCCGCATCGCCCAGCTGGAGGCGAAGCTGGCCGAGGACGAGGAAATGGGCGACGAGATGGAGGACGAGGGGTACGAGGACGAGGACGAGGAGGACTAGTGCCGAAAACCCCGGCGTGGCAGCGGGCAGAGGGACAGAATCCGGCCGGTGGCCTCAACGCCAAGGGCCGTGCCTCGCTCCGCGCCGAGGGGCGGGACATCAAGCCGCCCGTCTCCGCCAAGGAAGCCGCCGCCAGCCCCGCCAAGGCCAAGCGCCGGGTGGCGTTTTGCAAGCGGAGCGCCGGGCAGATGAAGATGTGGCCCAAGGCCGCCAACGATCCGGACAGCCGGCTACGGAAAGCGAGGCGCAAGTGGGACTGCTAACTTGCACTCGATGCAAAACGGAAAAACCGGCTACGGCTGAGTTTTTTCCGTCGCACAAGTACAAAAAAAACGGACTTGATTCGTGGTGCAGAAAGTGCCGCAACGACTACAAAGGGCGCAATCTGTTTCCCAAAGGCGTCAAAGACAAAGTTCGCGCAAAGGCAGCCCGTGAACTTGACGAGTGCGTGATTTGCGGAGAACCTAAAAGCAAAGGGTTTGCCGTAGACCACGATCACGCTACTGGCCATGTGCGGGGCGGACTGTGTATGCGCTGCAACATGGGCATCGGGCAGTTTCGTGATGATCCTGAGCTTCTGCGGTTGGCAGCGTTGTATCTTGAGGGGCGATGCGCGTGTGGTGAGTGTCAACCGTACTGGGGCGGAAAGGCTCCGGCAGCAGACGAGAACACTGATCTCTTTTTCCCTCTGGGAGTGGAGTGTGACTGATGGCCGCCACCGTACTCAAGTCCAACAAGATCACCGTGTCGGCGCAGGACCAGGCTGCCACAGTCCTCGGCTTCCCCTCGCCCGGCGCCGTTTCGGTGCAGATTACCGGCACGTTGAGCCTGACGATGACGTTTGAGGCCACGGTGGACGGCACAAACTGGGTCGCGGCCAGCATGGTGCCGGTCGGCCAGCAGCCGGCCTATGCCACGCCGGTATCGACCGCCACGGCCGTGGGCATCTGGAGCGTCCCGACCTTCGGCCTTGCCGGCTTCCGCGCGCGCTGCAGCGCCTACACCAGCGGCGACCCCGTGGTCACCGTCCGTTACGCCGCGTCCTGATCGACTTCCCCCTTCTGTTGAGGATCTGAGCCATGCCGTACATCGAATACACCAACGCTGACACCGCCAAGGCCGCTTTCGTCAACGCCCTGCAGGATGTGGGGGTCGAGCCCACGGCGTCGATGGACGCGCCTGCGCTGGTCTACGCCACGCTGGCCAACGGCATGACGGGCGTTCCCGTCACGCAGGGCGGCGCCGGCACGCTGGGCACCGGCACCGTCCTCAAGCAGGCCATCGTCAAGATGGGTGACCTGACCGTCACGACGATGCTGGTGGACCTGACCGGCCTCAACTCCGGCGGGACCGCTGGCGACATCATCGGGCTCAATGGCTCCGGCGCGGCGTTCATCACCCGCCTCTCGCCCGCCAACGGCACCGTCACCGCCATTCGCATGACGTGCCTGGAGACACCGGCCGGAGGCGACACCGACATCGACCTGTATTCTGCGACCGAAGGCACTGGCGTCGAGGATACCGCCATCACGACGCTGACCGAGGTGCAGCTCATCAACTCGGGCGCGCTGGCGTCCGGCAACGTCGTCGCCGCCGCCGCCATGCCGGCCGCGAACACCGACTACCTGTACCTTGTCGGGCAGGGCACCGCCAACGCCACCTATACCGCCGGCAAGCTGCTCATCGAGCTGTACGGAATCTGATCGCTATGTCCGACGCAGCGCATGTCCTCTGGGCCATTGTGGCGGCCTACGCCGTCTGGCGGCTGGCGGCGGTCGTGGAGCTATTCGCGCCAGTCCGTTCACCGGAAACGCCGGACGCCGTGGACAATGCGGACATCCCGGAGGATCTGGTGGCGCTCGCCATGACGCAGAGCGAAGGGTGGGCGCAGGAGGACACGCTCAAGGCGATCCGTGAGCGGTACGAGCAGCTGCGCGACTGGAACCGCGTTCGGGCCGCGTTCGGCATCGGCCGCATCGACGACTAACCGGAGTTCCGCATGACCATGCCCCCGCTGGACGCCAATATCGACCCCTTCATGGACCCGCTGGGCGGCGTGCAGGGGGAGGAGATGCTGGGCGTGGACATGGATGCCATTATCCGTGAGGCGCTGGGCGAGTCCACCAACCCGCTCTCGCCCAACGAGCAGGTGGCGCCCAACGCCCCGGACAAGGACGGCCGCACCAAGGCCGAACGGCTGGCCGCGCTCCGCAAGGCGCTCTACGGCGCCGACTTCCCGATGGCGACCCCCGGCAGCGCCGAGGACATGGACGCCTGGGCGTCGTGGACGCGCGGGCTGTGGGAGTCGCGGCGCGAGTCCGTGCAGATGCACCTGCACCTGGTCGAGCGCAACCGCCTGTTTCGCGCCGGGCAGCAGTGGATCTCGTCCAAGGGCGTGGGGCCGTGGAGCGAACCGGCCCGACCGCGTGACGCCGCCCGCGTGGTGTACAACATGGTGGACAAGGCGCTGGACCAGCGGATGCAGATCATCATGGATCAGCGCCCGGGGTTCAGCGTGACCCCCACCACGCAGGACCCCGAGGACCGACGCAAGGCGCAGGCGCAGCAAGTGGCGCTGGAGTACCAGCACGAACAGCAGCAGATGACGCGGATCGGGCGGGAGGCCGTGTTCTGGGCGCAGACGGACGGCGTGTCCTTCTGGCACCAGTCGTGGGACCCCGACCGGGGGCCGTGGGACGAACGAATGGGGGACCAGCCGGGCGAGCGCAAGCCGCTGGGCGACCTCGTCACGCAGACGCTGCGAGTCGAACAGGTGCGCGTGGCGCCCAACGCCACCGCCAGCATCCCACCGTACTGGGTCATCATCCGGGAGGTGATCTCGCGTTCCGAGGCGGCGTTCCGCTACGGCGTGACCGGGCTGGACGCCGCCGACACCACGCTGGCCACCGGCAACGCCCCGACCTACAACGGGTCGGAAGGGCTGGGCGCGTGGGTATTGACCCAGACAACCATCGGGGAAGGGCAGCGGCTGCGCGACGAGGACGTGACCGAGCGGTTCACGGTCTATGTGGCGCCCCACGCCGACGCCCTCCCCGAAGGGCTGCACCTGGTCGTGGTGGGCGACAAGGTCGTGTTCGGGCCGGATCGGCTGATGTGGGGCGTCATCCCCGTAATCCCCGTGCGTGACGGCTCTAGCGACCCGTCGTATTTTCCGCGCCCCGTGATGGAGCAGTGGCTGGACCACCAGATGCGGGTCAACGCCCTGCTCTCCAAGTGGGTCGAGAACATCCGCGTCAACGCAGGCGGGCGGTTCTTGACGCGCCCCAACGCCATCGCGACCGAGACGTTCATGGGCGGCGTCACGTCCATGATCGAGATCCGGGGCGCTGGCCCCATGAGCGACACGATCCAGCCGGTGCAGGGCTTCAGCGTCGGCAACGACGTAAAGGAGGCGCTGGCGCTGGAAAAGACCGCGTTCGAGGACGCCTCGGGCTGGAATGCCGTCTCGCGCGGGCAGGTCACGGGCGAGTCCGGCCGCGCCATCATTGCCTCGCGCGAGCAGCTAGAGCGCGTGTTCAGTCCCGCCGTCAACGCGCTGGCGATGGCGTTCACGGACTGGGCCAAAGTGACGCTGGCCGGCATGGCGTGGGGCTACGACGTGCCCCGGGCGCTGGGCGCCGTGGGCAAGGGGCGCCCGGACCTCGCGCGCGCGGTGTCGGCCACGGACTTTGACGGCGTGTCGGACGTAAAGGTGGACGCCGCCACGATGATGCCGATGCCGATGGCGTTCCGCATGTACCTGCTGGACAACTGGCTACAGACCGGCGTGATCGACCTCAAGGAGTACCGGCGCCGGCAGATGTTCGCCGTGGCGCGGGACCTGGGGACACCGGACGAGGACCAGGAAGCGCGCGCCATGCGGGTAGCCGAGGCCATCCGGATGGGCTACGCGCCCCCCGAGCTGCGGTGGCAGGACAACGAGGCGATCCACCAGGACGTGCTGGAGCGCCAGATCCTGCTGCAAGACGACTTGTCGCCTGAGATCATCGCCGCCGCGCAAGAACGGTGGACGGCGCTGGCCAATCAGGCGAACCAGAAGCAGGGCGGGATGCCCCCCGGTGCCCCCGCTGGCCCGCCGATGGGCGGCCCCGGCGAAGGGCCACCGGCTGCCTCCGTGCCTGCGCTCCCGCCGGGCCAGTTGCCCTTGGCGAGCGGCAATCCCCCCATCGGTGTCGCCAACCTCATGCAGCAGACGATGGCTGGCACCGACGAGGCCGAGCAAGCCGCGCTCCAAGCGGACGCCTTATCCCGGCAGACCTAGTACACCCCAGTCCTTCCCTTTATGGAATCCGCTGTCGCCACACCCACCCAAGCCGCCGAGGCGCCATCCGACATCAGCGCCGCGATGGACAACGCCGTCGAGTCGGCTATCGCGGAGTTTACGCAGGAGCAGGCGGCCGAACAGGCAGAGGCGCAGCCTACCGAGGGCGCCGAGGAATCGGACCAGCCGGTCCTAGAGGCGGAGGAGGGCGAGGAGGCAGCCACCGAGGAGGTGGCGCTCCCCGAGGGCTTCGTCATGGTCGAGCCGGTGGCCGATACGCTGGCGACCGACTTCGTCCTCAAGGACGCCGAGGGCGAGGAGTTGGAGGTGCCGGCCCTCATGGTCGAGTACAAGGCCAACGGGAAGGTGCGCCGGGACCGGTTGGACCAAGTGGTCAAGCTGGCCCAGTTCGGGGTGTACAACCAGGAGCGCGAGGAGCGGGTCCAGTCGGTCGAGCAGGAGGCGCAGGCCGTAGCCAAGCAGCGCGAGGAGCTGGCCGAGATACTGGCCGAGCGCGAGGCGCAGCTAGAGCGCCTGCTGACGGACGACGAGTTCTTCCTGGCCGTACAGGAGCAGTTTGCCCGCGAGAACAGCCCGGAGCGTCGGGCGGAGCGGGCGGAGCAGGATCTTCGCAACTTGCAACTGCAGCAGGAGTTGCAGCATATTTCGGCCGTAGGACAGCAGTTCCACATGCAGGAGGTGGCACCGGCCCTGAGTCTGATCACTCAGACCCTGCCAACCATCCAGCTGGCGGAACTGGAAACACGATTGGCTGACGCCATGCAGGCGCACGCGGTGATCGCCCCCACGGGGGACCGATACATTCCCGCGTCACGCTACGATGCGGTGCGAAAGTACATCGTGGAGGACTTGGCCCTCTGGGCGCAGATGGCGCATCGGTACCGCAGCGAATCAGCCACCGATCCCGTTCGGGAACAGGCGCTGGTCGAGCGAGATCGGGCGCGCGTCGAGGCGCAGAAAGCCAAGCGACAGATCGGTCAGGCGCTCAAGCCCGTCACCGGGTCCGCTGCTCCAGCGGCGAGCAAGCCGAAAGCCAAACCGATCACCACGGTTGACGAGGCGATGGAAAGTGCCATCGCCAGCGTTCTTTCCACGATTCGCTAGCGTCCCATAGGAGGGACCACCATGCCTGCACCGACAGTCATTACCGATACGGAGCTGACTGGGCTCCTCAAGAACGTCTACGCCCAGTTCCGCGAGAAGGTCCAGAACCAGGTCACCCCGCTCCTCGCCCAGCTAGAGAAGGCCAAGGCGGGCGGCATCCGCAACATGCGCTGGGGCGGCAACAACGTGTTCTTCGACGTGGTCACCGGCCGCGCGTCGGGCGCCACGTTCTCCAGCGCCGGGTACTTCCCCGGTGACACCACCGCGCAGGAAGTTCAGGCGAACGTCGGCGTGGTCCGCGCCTACACCACCCGTCAGGTGGACGGCCTCGCCTTCGTCGGGACGCAGTCGAAGGAGGCCGCGTTCACCACGATCCTCCGCAAGACGATGGAGGAGATCAAGGACGCTTCCAAGCTGCTCATGCAGCAGGCGCTCCACAACAAGCCGGACGGCATCGTCGCGCTGGTGTCCAGCTACTCCGCTGGCCCGCCGGTCACCGTCGTGGTCAACAGCCCCTACGGGCTGGCCAACGCCGGGCAGGGCTCGCTGCTCATCTCGGTGGGCGACACCATCGCCATCCTCAACCCCACGGGCCCGGCAGTGCGCGGGCGGGCGCAGGTGACCGCGATCAGCGTCTCGGGTGACAACTCCACCCTGACCCTGTCGGCCGCCATCTCCGGCACCACCGGGTCGGACTGGGTCGTCAAGGCGACTGCGAACGACACCTCGTACAACAGCGCCATGAACGGGCTGATTAACATCACCAACCGTGGCGGCTCCTACGGGACGCTGCACGGCGTGGCGGCCTCGACCTACCCGATCTGGAACACGGTGCGCCTGACTGCCGGCACCGACACTCCGGACGCGAACCAGCCGACCGAGTCGGACATCTGGGATCTCATCCAGCGGATCAACGGGCTCTCCGGCAAGGACGCCATGACCCGCCCGCAGGAGTTCCTGCTCATGTCCACCCCGGGCGTGACCAAGAAGCTCATGGAGTCGATGGTGGCGCAGCGCCGGTTTACGGCGGGCGAGTTCTCGCGCACCATCAAGGGCGGCTACCGCGCCGTCGAAATCTGCGGGATCAACATGGTGCAGGACTACTACGTCCCCGCCGGCACCATCTACCTCCTGCACATCCCCTCGCTCTCATGGGTGGATGCAAAGGACTGGGGCTTCGTCGAGTTCGAGGGCGCCGGGCCGTGGCGCTGGCTGCAGGGCCGCGATGCGTTCGAGACGACCTATGGCTGGTACGGCAACCTTAGTTGCCTCGCCAGGAACGCGCACGGGATTATCGTCGGATACACCGATACTGCCCGTTACTCACACGTCATTTGAGGATAGGCTTCCGGTGGAGTGTGATCTTGTTATCTTACAGGCTCACACTCCACCGGAGAGTCTATGCTTTGCAAGCACTGTGAGCAGGAAAAAGAGGCAACCGAGTTTTATCCGCAGTCGAAGTCGAAGTGCAAGTTGTGTACAAACGCGTCCAACACGGCGCGGTACTATGCGAAGTATCGGCAAAAGCTGCTTGCTGCACGGCGTGAGAAGGAGCAGCAGAACAAGGCGATACGCATAGAACACACCGATGAGCAGCGTGCGTACATGGCTGGCATCGTTGACGGAGAAGGATCCATTCAGATACGGTGCCATGGCACAAAAGGCGGCAAGACAGGACACATAGGGCAGTACACGTTGATCGTGCAGGTGGTCAACACGTCAAAGCCGTTGATTGACTGGCTGGTGGAAAATTGGGGTGGGGCTACCGCTTACACTCCTGAAAAGTCGGAGCTTAACCGCAAGGCGAAGTGGTCGTGGTCGGTAACGGCAAACAACGCGTTGCGTGTGCTGGACGAGGTGTACGAGTTTTTGGTAATCAAGCGGACGCAGTGCAAGCTGGGCCGCAGGTTCCAGAGGTACGCGCAGCGGACGGGACGAGAGCGGACGGAAAGAATTACGCGCCTGCACCATCGTTTCTTCTCTGAGATGCGTATCCTCAACAAACGTGGTGTCAACTAACAGGAGTCACCCATGAGCGTAGGAAACGCTTTCATGCCTCGGCCCGGCCGGTTCGGGACGCAGCCGGTGCCGCTGACCAGCGGGCGCATTAACACCGGCACGCTGGCCGCTGGCACGCAGAACCACAACATCGGGGCGATGGCGGCGACGTGCGTTGTTTCGCGCGCCACCATCTGCGCCGAGACGTTCCCCACAGCGGCGACGAGTTGCACGCTGCAGCTGTTCAAGATGACGGGGGTGACGGCGCTGGCCTTGACGGCGGCGGTGGACGTCAACGCCAAGACGGCTGACACGCCGATTCAGGTGGCGGTGACCGGCACGCTGACCGATGCCCAGCGCACGCTGCTCCCCGGGGACAGTCTCCGGGTGGCCATC